GGTGTAGTCATGGTGAGCGTATGCGTAGATTTCACGGGCATTTACAGGCTCACCTATCTGGGTAGCCATTAAAGTCGCTTTAAGGCTCTTTCTGTATTCTTCTAGGTACACTCTATTAGCCTTTGCTTGAGCATATTTCTTTGCGTTGTCCCGTATGTAGTCAAGGCACTTAAAAATATCAATTTCTTCGTTCATTTTCTTAATCTCCGCAAAAACAAGCTATCGTTTCTGTATCTTCTGAAAACATATCGTCTTGGCTCAATGCGTAATCGTACATTTCAAGATAGCTTGGTCTATCTTTACGAAAAGTGGCTCCCGAAGGTTTTGAAGCCAGCGTAGTGTTTTCCATCTTGATCCACCAAAGGGCGCGTTCTGGCTTTTCTTTGATAAGCCTAAAAGTCTGGTTTGCCCCTTTAAGAAAACACAAATCACAATTTCCGTGATAAGTAACGCCATTGATATTTGGCAACATCAAATCAAAAGGCTGATTTCTCCAAAATTCACCCACGTGCTGTTTTGTAACGCCAGCCATTGCCAAAGGTATTCTTGATTTGTCTGTTATTTTTGCGGCTCTACGTTGTTCGTCTGCACGAATACCTATCCAAGACATATTTTCGCCTTCAGATTTGGTTTCACACATACCCAATGAAAACAGATAGTTTGCAATAGGCCGAATCTTCATTTCCACAGTACAAAACCTAGTAACCGGGTTTGGAAGATAATTTTTTTTCTTGATTACCGCTTCAAAAGGCTCACCGTTACGGCTGGCTGTCTCAAAATTGACAACTTTGAAACGATCTTTTGTTTCTTCTGCGTCTTGATACTCAATCCACACAATAGGTACATTCCAGTATTTTTCGCAATCTCTAACGAACTCCAAAGTTGCTTCTTCTTCTTTTCCTGTGTTTGCAAAACAAACAACCGCATCTTTTGGGAGGCCCATCTGGTGAGCCTGTAAAACTCTATACAACATATAAGCAGAAGTTCGTCCACCAGAAAAACTAATGCAGGTTGGCTCTGTAATCTTAAAAAATTTGTCCACTTTAGTTCCAATCATCTTTGTTGTTTTGAACCCACTTTTCCCAATCGTACTTGTGCCAATGCGGTTTCGCGTAGTCTAGTGGCGGCTTCACTTCCTCTGTGCTTTTCGACTTGCAAAAGAAACTTCTTAACAAAGTCACCACCGCGCTCACGATACATCCTAACCACACTATCAACTTCGCATTTGAAGCGGTGCGCCTCTGAATACGTTTCGCCCATTCCGATTTCATTGTCTGCCACCTATCACCATCTTTCCATGCAAGCCCTTTAACAGCGATTCTAGGCGTTCTTTGTTTCTTTTGATATCCTCGTCAGTCAGCTTGTGTTCTAACGCTTTAGTCTGCTCTAAAGGGGCTTTCCTGCACATGTCTAAAAACTGTGGAAGCGTAGGCGGTTCAGAAGGCAAGATTTTAAGCGCGTGTTTCAAACATTCTGGGTGATCCGCAAATCCTCCCAAATTTTCTGCCCATGTGCGCATTGCGTTTACTACCCCAACATCTTCGCCATTAGGCAAAGTCTGGTTCAGCTTCCACATATTTATCCACCTAGACCCGTAGTAGCCTTGCATGGTACTAAATATCTTTTGAACCCAAGCGTCCGGCAACGGGCGTGATATTCCGTTCGGCATATTGTTCCTCCAAGTTTCCAAAAATTGAGATACCTGCTGATTTGACTGATTGTTGATACGCTGTCAGTTGTTGCCCTGGTTGCGGTTTTTCTTTTATCCACTCTGCCTTCAAACCTTGCGATCCCCGTAAACACCATTCTTTCAAAAAGCTGTTCAAGCTCATGTTGGCTTTAGTTGCTTCTTTTCTTGCTTGCTCAACTACTGTTTCAGATACAGTCGCTCGTTTGCTCTTGCGTAGTTGCTTCCAATCTTCCCAAACGCTAAAGTCAACGTCTTGGGGGCAGAGCGCGGTAGCGCGTATAGCTTTTACTTCTTTCTCTTTCTTTGTCTCTTTCTCTTTCTCTTTCTCTTTCTCTGGTGGCGTTACTGTAACGTTACACTCATCTTTCTTTCTTGCTCTGTATGCCGCAACCCGCTCTGCGCTTGAGTCTGAAGCAAATTGACGCTTCTCCCATGCAGTAGGTTGGTTGTTCTTATTTATAAGGTTTTTCTCCACAAAAATAGCCTTTGTTTTATCCCATTCTGTTACATCAATGCGTAACTGAAACGCTACTTCTACATCTTGTAACGTTACATCCCCGTTACTGCAACGCAAACATAATAGCATTAGATACCGGCGTTGATAGCACTCTGATAGCATTTGCAGCTTTGGATCAGAAGCAAATTCAGCATACATACGAAACCAACGGGCAGGTTTGTTGGTGTTCATCTTATGCCCCCAGTTCTGGCCAAATATCAGCGTAATCCTCTGGGCGCATCATCTGGCGTGTAACCACTCCTTTAGTCATCTTTTCAACCATCGAACAAACGATCGGCGGGTAGTCTTTGTTCTTGCGGTAGTAGCGAGCCAAAGCCACCGAAATGCCTAACTCATCGCATAGCTGTTTGATAGGCATACGGCACTCGTAAGCCGCCTCTTTAATGTAGTCCATCTAGACCTCCTGTTGTAAAGTATCAACAGCATAGATCATCTTTTTAATCTTTGCAACAAAAAAACTTGTTGACAATGTAAAAATATAGAGTACACTAGGAACTGTTGAGATACCTCAACTAACTTGGAGATAGAAAATGAACGCACTAACACAAGCAGCAAAGCACAGCATCCGTAAGCAGACTTTTGAGAACTACACCATCGCCGTTATCTGCGGCATCGTTATCGGTGTGATGTTTGGTCTGGGGGTGTAATCATGGGCTGGAAAATACTTTTTAGCGTTTTGGCGCAGAAATCGTCTTACAACAAGCCAAATTGCTATGCCAATGAGCTGCAAGAACTTCGTCAGCGCAACGAGCAGCGTATTGCACAAATCAAAGCTGATATGGGTGAAAAGTACATCCTGCACCCATCGCACAACAAAACTCGTCTTGACACTCCCCGTCCGGTGTAATCATGGCTACTACATACAAAAATCACGTTACAGAAATCGCACTAGACTTTGGTTGCTTGGGCGAGCAATTTGTTGATGTTGTTTACGATTGGCTTGAACCAAATCCTAGTAACGACCCGTTCAATCCACCAGAAGAAGGTGGGTCAATCATCAAAGACGTGCTCTGGTTTGTAGATGGGCATGAAATTAGCATCATGTCTCGTTTGTCAGCACGGGAACTAGACATTGTTGCAGACCAAATATGGGAGCAATGGCAATGAGCCAAGACCAGTTTGAATATGAAATTATGAGTGAACTTTGGGAGATAGAAAATGGCAACGTATAACGAACTACGCAAGATTAACGTAAACGAACACACCGAGAAAAAGGGTCAGCTTACATACCTATCCTGGGCATGGGCTGTTGATACCCTGTTACAACATGATTCCGGTGCTACATGGGAGTTTCCAGAGCCAAAGTATTATGGCGAAACTGTCATGGTGTTCTGTAACGTAACGGCCTTTGGCAAAACAATGAAGATGCAGTTGCCAGTAATGGATAACCGCAACAACGCTATTAGTAACCCAGATGCACGAAAGATTAGCGATGCAACAATGCGCTGTCTGGCCAAATGTATTGCTACGTTTGGCATTGGTCTATACATCTATGCTGGCGAAGATTTGCCAACTGGCGAAATGGATGGGCAACTGGCAGACTTTTTAGCGGCTATTGAAGCAGCATCCGACCTAGACGAACTAAAGAGCATTTATATGCAAGCTACACGGGTTCTGCCTAAAGAAAAAGACGCTATTAACGCAGCTACTAATGCCAAGAAAGCGAGCCTGGCATGAAACACAAACACGCAGACTTGATACACGCATGGGCTGATGGGGCGGATATTCAACTTTATGACCCTTTCAATAAAGTCTGGAAAGACTCGTACCCGATGTGGCGAATTGATGAGCAATACCGCATCAAGCCAGAAGAAAAGAAGCCTGTGGTGCGTTGGCTGTGGGCTTATCAAAACGGCACCATGTGGAATGTTCTTCCAAACTTTCTTTGTGAAGATCAAGCGGCATCCAATTGGGTCAAACTTGAATGGTCACGAACGGAGTTTCCAGAATGAAAAAACTACTCATTGCACTGGCTTTGGTTTCCGGTGTCGCACAAGCAGATACATGGGTAATGAACAATAACGGAGGTGGTCAGATTGTTCTTACAGATCGTCTGTGCAAGGGTTATAAACACCTGTACTACGCTTATACACATACGCCACAAGCCTATTTTGATGGATGTTGGGCTCTGTTAGATGGAAAAGTTCATGTTGTATGGGAAGGCAAAGACCGTAGGGTTTATAACATTAATGACTTTGTAGCAGATGAAGTTACACCAAAGAAGAAAGGTACAGCGCTATGACACAAGACGAAATAATCCGCATGGCGCGGGAGGCTGGGCTTGATTTACGGGGTAAAGGCTGGATTGCTGACGATGCTGGATACCCATGCCTTGAACGATTCGCCGCCCTAGTAGCAGAGGCAACGAAAGAGAAGGCAGCAAAGGTGTGCGAGGAATTGCATCTGATATGGGATGCAAAGGGTGCAAATGAGCAGTGCGCCGCAGCCATAAGGAGCATGAAATGAACGACCAACAACGAGCAGCCATGATACGACCCCGTGGCAAAAGCGAAACACCGCACATGATTGCTGCATACCGAGCCATGCAGATGGCGTTGGAGGCTTTGGAAGAAGCTACGACATACACAGCAAGCACAGTATGGTCGCCATCAATGACAAAAGAATGTGAGAAAGCCGCCACTGCCCTACGTTCCGCATTAGCGCAGCCGCAAGACCATATTCGTGACGCCACGAAAAAGGTGCAAGGTAAGTGGGTTGGTTTGACGCATGATGAGATTATGGAAATGACCTGCCACGAAAGTCTTATCAAATACTTTGAAGCCAAACTTAAAGAGAAGAACACCCCGCAAGTTGTGCCGCAAGGTGAGCCAGTTGGATATTGGAATGGAAAAGAAACAGCATGGTTTGAACACGAACTGTGTGGTCATCCTGCGCCTGACGATTGCACCATTCCGCTATACACCACCCCGCCCGAAGCCGTTGAAGCCGCAATAGAGGCAACGAAAGAGAAGGCAATAGTTGAGTTGCATCGCAATGCTCACTTAACACTAGAAGAAATTGCCGCAGCCATAAGGAGCATGAAGTAATGGAACAACGCACAGAAGATTGGTTTTTAGCTAGAAAGGGAAAAGTTACCGCTAGCCGTATAGCAGACGTTATGGCTAAAGGTCGTGGTGGTGCAGAGTCTTTAACTAGGGCTAAATACTTGGATCAACTGGTAACAGAACGTCTTACCAAAGTAGTGGCAGAGGGCTTTACTAATGAAGCAATCCAAAGAGGGGTTGAGCTTGAGTCAGTCGCCAGAGCAGCGTACTGTTTCAAAACAGATAATCATGTTGATGAAGTTGGCTTTATTGAGCATCCTAGCATTTGTAATAGCGGTGCTAGTCCCGATGGGCTTGTTCAAGATACTGGGTTAGTTGAGATTAAGTGTCCAAACTCATTAACTCATGTTGAGTACATTCTAGCCGGTAAACCACCCGCTAAATACATTCCGCAAATGGCGTGGCAAATGGCTTGTACTGGTCGTAAGTGGGTGGATTTTGTGTCTTATGACGATAGGCTAGAAGATGAATCAAAGCACTTATTCATTGTCCGATACGAAAGAGATGATGAGTACATTGCAGAGATGGAAGAAGCTGTAAAGAAGTTTCTTGACGAAGTAGCAGCAAAAGTTCTTAAATTTAAGGAGATATAAAATGAATCAGATTGAATGGGTCGCAACCGAGTTGAAAAAAGGTACAATCCTTACCCCTATGGATGCTATGAAAGGTTGCAAAACCATGCGTCTGGCAGTACACATCAATGTTCTGCGTGAACGGGGTATGAATATCGTTACTCACACTCGTATGGCAAAGAATGGCAGTCGTTTTGCAGCGTATCAACTACTAAAAGGTAAGAAAAAATGAGTTCAGTAAACAAGATTTTCATTCTTGGCAACGTAGGTCAAGAACCCCAAGTTAAAACATTTGATAACGGCGATTCGATCACCAACTTTTCTGTTGCCACTTCCGATCAATGGACTGACAAATCGGGTGAAAAGCGCGAGAGTACCGAATGGCACAACTGCGTAGCCTATCGCCAGTTGTCCAAGATTGCCGCCGACTTCATCAAGAAAGGGTCTAAAGTCTTTGTTGAAGGCCGTATTAAGACCCGTTCTTGGGAAAAAGAAGGCGTTAAACAGTATCGAACAGAGGTCGAAGTTCTTAAACTTTTAGTTCTTGACAAGCGCGGTGAAATGGCTGAACCTGCATCTTCTTCTGATTTCCCTTTTTAAGTTTTACGGGGCGGTTCTCCGACTAACGCAGTAACAACCTTATGAAAGGGCGTTATCTGTTTTTGGCAGGTGAATCAACAGCCGCCCCACCCTTTCAATGGGCTGGTTCTTTTTAACCTGTATTTGATGGGAGAGAAGTGCAAGCGGGAATTTGTGTATGCCAGCCCGCCCTACTTGGAGACGAACATGAGTGAATTTGTACGGCAGTTCTGGAGCAAGTTGCAGTACCTTCGCCTTGTTCGTTTCTTTCAACATACCAAAGACTACTTGAATTCTTGGAAGCATCTGAAATGAACCTGACTGAAATGTTCTACGGAACTTTTGTTCCACCAGTAGCAAATAATGTTTATACGCATCGAATTGGCTTCTCTAATGGTGAGCCTTATGCCCCGCCTAAAAAACGCGTTTACGACCCACGCAGACCTGTTCAAGAGACGTTCTCGCCAGCAGCAAAATCTGTTTATAAACTGTTGCAAGGTCAAACTGAATATATATCCGCTGTAGAACTAGAGAAGAAAACAAAGCTAACCCGCAACTATTGCAGCGTCATCCTGGCTACGATGTTCAAAGAAGGTTTGTTGTCTCGCATCAAGGTTCGCAGAAACAAGACTCAAATTTACGTTTATAAGGTGAAAACACAATATGCAGAATGATGTTTACCTGTCCAAAGTAGCGTTAGATTCCGGCTGTGCGTATATCCCAGTTGGTATGAATGACAAACCTTTATACGTCTTTTCGCTACGGGAATTAACAAAGTTTGCCGAGCTGTATAAACAGCGTTATAACCTGGTCGAAAGCTACGACAAGAAGTGAGCGTAGAGCATTACATTGTGGGGGCAACTGGGCTGGGTTACGCAATAGTCGGTTGCCTTCAATGGGCTAAAGGCGAAGTACCAAACGGCATGATTTGGTGCGGTTATGCCTTTGCTCAAATAGGACTATTCCTAAACATCAAAGGGTAAAAATGGCGGTTCTTGACCACCC